TTCGGTCTGAAGAACCGGATGAATGTCTTCCAATTACCCAATCACCGGGAATTTAATTTCGTTCGGGACGCGGCAAAGCTGAATGCATTTGAGCAATGGTTGAATGAGCAGGTCGAACAAGGGATTTTAGAAACGTTCAGGGCTCCGCAATTGGGTGCTGGCGTTGAAGACGTCTGGACTAATAGGTATATCCAGACTTCCTATCAGAAAGGGATTGTACGGGCAAGGAATGAGCTGAGAGCTGCGGGTATTAAGGATTTAGGTGGAATGGAAATCCCTTCCCTTGGAACTGATGCTGCAATTCAGACGGCATTCAATCAACCTTTCCATTTGGATCGGGTTGGGTTGCTTTATACCAGGACATTCAATGATCTAAAGGGCATTACGAATAATATGGATGCTCAGATCAGTCGCGTGCTCGCACAAGGGATGGCTGATGGGAAAGGACCGTATCAGATTGCTGAATTATTGACGAAGACAATAAGCGGACCTGTCGGGGATTTGAGCTTGACCGATACATTGGGTCGATTTATCCCAGCTGAAAGACGAGCGAAGATCCTGGCACGGACGGAGATCATCCGGGCGCATCATGCTGCAACAATTCAAGAATACCGGAATTGGGGCTTGGAGGGCGTGAAAGTCAAAGCGGAATGGACGACAGCGGGGGATTCAAGGGTATGTGCAAGATGTCGCGCATTGGAAGGGAAAATATTCACGCTCAAGGAGATCGAGGGTAAAATTCCTTTGCATCCTCAGTGCAGGTGTATTGCACTTCCGGTTGTGGATGATGGGGAAGAGGAAGAGTTGGAGGTAAAAGAAACAGCAAAAATTCCAAGGGGCAGTGGTGAAACTGATTATGGTTATTTTGATCAGCCTTTAGGGAAGTTAGATAATGCGCAGTTAATTTCGAGCCAAGATTTTATAGATGATGAAATTGTTAAATTTAAAATAAAAGAAAAAGATTTTTCTGTTCAAATGAGTCCAGAATTTGAAATAGATGGGGATAAATTTCGTGTGATTATGGACGGGCATCATAGTCTTCATGCAGCAGTAGAGAAAAAAATTGTTCCTGATTTTTATGAATTAAGTACAACTGAAGCAGATTCTTTATTTTATTTAGAGCAGAATGAAGTTGTATCATTTTTGGAAGCTGCGTATGAGGGTGATGATTGGCGAAATGTTATTACAAGGAATTTTATTTGGTAATTGGATAAAGCATATTGGACAATGGAAATAATAGGATTGTGATTAAAATGTTTAGCGCCCTCCAATAATAGAATTATTGGACTGACATCCCTTTTTTTGTTTAAAGGGGGATGTTTCTAAAACATTTTGGATGTAATTGGGATAGAGGCAGAGATAAAATGAAACCAACAATCTATCAAACAATAAAAATAAATAATTACACGCCGGAAGTCAAAATTCATCAAGGACGCAAGCATCTCGTGGTCCCGGTTGTGATGATGATTGAAGGTGTTCATAATGGGAGCAACGGGCAAATATTCCATTCAGCTGATGAATTATCCAGACACATTGGAGCATGGAACGGAATCCCCATTGTAATTAACCATCCAACAGAAGATGGACAGGCAATTTCGGCTAATTCACCTGATGTAATTGATCGGGAAACAGTTGGCCGGGTTTATAATACTCGTTTCGAATCAGGCAAGTTAAAGGCGGAAGCTTGGCTGGATGAAACGCAGATGGGCCATGTATCACCGGAAGCCTTTGTATATATCCGGGAAAAGAAACCTCTTGATGTGTCGGTAGGGGTATTCACGGATGACGAGGCAATTGAGGGAACATGGAATAATGAGGCGTACACTGCAATTTCAAGAAATCACAGACCAGATCATCTTGCGTTGCTACCCGGTGGAGTAGGTGCGTGCAGTTGGTCTGATGGTTGCGGCGTGCGGGTTAATTCGAAAGGGGGTGATGATTTGACCCAGAAACAACAGCACTTAATTGCGCTGATTAAGAATTACGAATCTGGGATGAAAGAAAAAATAGAAACACTTCAACGAGAACTTGACCAGATGGATACGAATTCCGTAATGCATTTCCTTGAGGAAGTTTTCAAGGGGTATTGCGTATATAGGATTTCCAAAGATATTGGGGAAGGTGTCCCGATGGAACAGGAATATTATAAACGCTCATATTCCATTAATGCAGATGGACAGGTTGAGTTTAGCGGGGAGCCGATTCCCGTGCGAAAAAAGATCGAATATAAACTCATTAACAACAATGCAAAAGGAGGGACAGAAGAAATGGCAGACAAGAAAGACAAAAAACCCTGCTGTGAGGAAAAGGTGAAAATCCTTGTCCAGAGCAAAGGGTTCACTGACAAAGATCACGATTGGTTGTCCGGGCTTGAGGAAAGTCAGATTGACAGCTTGATTGCGGTCAATGTTCGGGCAGAGAAAGTCCCGAAGGAAAAGGTGGTGGAAAAGGAAGTGCCGGTCCAAATGAATAAGGAACAATTGGCGGCTTACATGAAAGAAACCTTTTCCAGTCCGGAGCAGTTTATGGCAATTTTGCCGGATGATTACAAAGCGCAAATGACGCATGGGATGCAGCTTTACCAACAGCATCGAGACCGTCTGGTTGCTCGAGTCAAGGAAGCCGCGCCGGATGTTTATACCGATGCAGAGTTGACGGGAATGGACATGTCGTCCCTGGAAAAGCTCACTCGCTTGATTCCGGCGCGGGCGGATTACTCTTTGAACGGAAATCCTCCGGCACCTGTGGTTAACAACGAAGTTAAACCCTTGCTTCCGCCTGGCGTGAAGGAAGCAGAATAAAGAAAAGGAGGTATGTAAAAGATGGCTTACAATACAATTAAGCTGAAAAGTTACGTGGATAATATTTCGGAGGCGGTTGCGAACGCTGCGATTACTCCCGGAATGTTGATTGAACTTATGAGCACTGGTAAAGTTCGGGCGCACGCAACTGCGGAAGGGAATGCGGTTACAATGTTTGCCCTTGAAGATGAATTGCAGGGCAAAGCAATTGGCGATAATTACGCTGCTGCTGCTCAAGTTCAGTGCTGGAATGCTGTTTCCGGTGATGAAGTTTACGCGATTCTTGCGGATGGGTACGATGCTGATATTGGGGATTTCTTGGTTTCCAATGGGGACGGTTATTTGCGGACCCATACGGGAGAAATTCAGTCCGAAGCGGAAGCAACCGCACAAATCGTTGCACAGGCTCTGGAAGCCGTGGATACTTCGGATTCGAGCGGTGGTGAAAGTAGTGGTGCCCTGGCATACGCGAAACGGATCAAGGTCCGGGTCAAATAACAAAACTTGAAAGGAGGTAAATAAAGAATGGAAAATGTTGCGATTGATTATCTTGGTCAGAATGGACAGCAAGGTGAACTTGCTTCTTACATGGCCACAAATGGAAGGCTTGACCCGAATGCGATGCGCCCTTTTTTGGATGTGAAAACGGGTAAGGCTTACATTTCGGTTTACACTGGAGGAGATCCGAAGAACCCGAAGAACTATAAAGCTCAGCAGGTGCCGATCCAGCATAATGGGACTCTGCGCCGAGATGAGTGGAAGCGGGTAGATGATGCGGTTTTGATGATTTCAGAAAACCGCTTGAACGGAATTCAGGATCTCATTGCCAATGGGTTGACGTATGACATTGGTACAGGGATGAACACAACTGTCCTGGAATACGAGGATGTCAGTGATGCTCTCACAGCGGAATTGACAATGGACGGTGTTACTCGAGCTGTCAATGACCGGCAGGTCTATACCACGAACTACCTGCCCTTGCCTATTATTCACGCGGATTATCAGTTGAATACTCGCGTGCTGGCGGCAAGTCGTAATCGGGGGAACCCTTTGGATACGGGTTTGGCGGAGAGGGCTGCTCGTAAGTTAAATGAAAAGCTGGAAGGAATGCTTTTTACTAATACCACTTATGCATTCGGTGGTGGTACGATTTATTCCTATATCAACCAACCGGATAGGAACCTTGTAACTTTGAGTGAGCATTGGGATGCATCTGGAAAAACCGGCGCTGAAATTATCACCGAAGTTCTTAGTTTGAAACAAACCAGCATGAATGCCTATCATTATGGTCCGTGGATGTTGTATATTCCGTCAGCATATGAAACGACGCTGGATGAGGATTATGACCCAACTACACCGGGGACTACGATCAGGGAAAGGATCATGAAGATTTCCGGTATTAAGGGGATCAAAGTGGTTGATACCTTGACAGCAGACAACGTGCTCCTGGTCCAGATGACCAGTGATGTTGTGCGCCTGGTTCGCGGCATGGGTATTCAGAATGTCGAATGGCAGATTGAAGGGAAAATGATTACGAAGTACAAGGTCATGACCATTCAGGTCCCGCAGGTTCGTGCCGATCAGGACGGGAATTCTGGCATTGTTCACTTGTCATAAACCTGTGACTTCTAATCACGAAGTTTCTTAAAAGGAGTTCATAATCATGGAAAGAACAAAGAAAGCAGAAATTGTTGTAAATGTGGTGGATGATCCGGAAGATGGGAAAGTGAAGTGGCGTAAGATCGGCGGTGGTACTTTCCGAATGAGCAAGAATCGGATCATCAAACAGAATCAAACTTTCATGGCGCATCCGGACGAGATCCCAAAGCAATTCCGGGATGTGGTTGTCCCGGTTGAGCCATTAGTGCCAGAAGAGATTTTGAGGCCCGTTTCCCAGAAGTACGAAGTCAAATCTGATAAAACGCCAGGATGGTACAATGTTTTCGATGGCAACGGTAAGCAGTTAAATGAACGCCGGATGAAACAAGATGCAGCGGCAACATTGGTCGAAAGTTTGGAAGATGTAAAGGTGGAACTCAAAAAACTTTCAGTCAAGCCGGACAAATCAGCAGGATGGTTTAATGTCTTCGATGAAAAAGGTAAGCAATTGAATACAAGGCGAATGCGGAAAGATGCAGCTGAAAGGCTGGCAGGGAGCCCTGAAGAATGACCATTTGGACGGTCCCTAAAATGTGGGAAGGCGGAGATGCTTGGATAATCGGTGGTGGATATTCGATGCCGGAACAATTCAATGTCCCAAAATCCATTATCAAAGATGTCTGTTCTGGGCGACAACTTCCGGATGTATATTCTCAGTATTTAGAACCGATTCATAATAAGCATGTAATTGGGGTGAATAATGCATATCAGATCGGGACTTGGATGGATGTTTTATTTTTTGGTGATTCTTCTTGGTATTTGAAACATAGAAAAGCCCTGGCAGTATGGCCTGGTATCAAAGTTTCATGTGCCCCCCGGTTCGGGAATTTGCCACAAAAGAAAATGGAAGGGATCAAGTGCCTTATCAAAGATTCGAAGCATAACAAAGGGCTTACGAATAGTCCAAGAAAAGTGGCATGGAATTCCAATTCCGGAGCAGCGGCAGTGAACTTGGCCGTGCATTTCGGGGCAAAACGAATCTTTTTACTCGGATTTGATATGATTAAAGTTGGGAAGAATACACATTGGCATGGGAGTCATGGGAAAGGACAGAAGCGGTTACCATACCAGCGTCATTTAAAAGGGTTCCCCATTATTGTCCAAGATGCCAAACAATTAGGTGTAGAAATTTTTAATGTCAATACTCAGAGTAAGATTGATGACTTTCCAAAAGTCACTTTAGAAGAGGCATTGTCATGTTGAAATTATCTGAAAAGCAAATTGAAACAAAAGAGAAAATTAAAGTAATTGCAGGATTTTTAGGAATAGATTCCAATTGGGCTTGTGCTGTGGCTATGAC